AAGGTGGTAGAGTTGGCATAGGAACATCTGGACTTAGTTCAGACGGACAACTAGATGTTTATGATAATCGAACTGGTTATAATTGGAATGGTAGAATTTCTGCTGGTTATATTGCTAGAGTTGTTCTGGGAGATTTAGCTAGTGTGGGAGCTACTGTAGGTAGTCATTATTTTGATCCATCAACAGGATCTGAATACTGGCATCCGCTAAATATAAATCCATATGGTAAAGTTAATATATGTCAATACAGTAATTATATTTCTATAGGAACATCTGCTGAACTTGCAAAAGTAACAATAGACGGCACTAAAACTACATCCATTACTGGTAGATTTTATGCTAGAGAAAATGGTGAAAGTAGTAATCCAAATTTTACAGAAAATAGGGCATTAAGTTTATATGCTGCAGACCATTTGGCTGCACACGAATTTCATGCACATAGTGATATTAGAATTAAGGAAAATATTGTTGATGCTCCTGATGATTTATCATTAAGTCTGTTAAGAGATATATCATGTTGTTATTATAATTATATTGATAGACAGTCGGAGGGTGATCAAAAGGTTGTTGGTTTTATCGCTCAACAGGTTAAAAAACATTTTCCAATTGCTGTTTCTTACACTTCAAAAATAATTCCAAATGAAATGCGATTACTTGAAAATATAATATGGGAAAAGATCGATATTTCAGGTAGCGATATTTCAGGTAGCGATATTTCAGGTAGCGATATTTCGGGTAGCGATATTTCAGGAAATGAAAAATACAAATTAACCATACCTGACTTAAATGACTTAAGTGGAAATTCTAAGTATAGATTTTACGTATCTAACAATGATGTTTCTGGAAATGAAGTTCAAAAAGATATTTATTCGCTAGAAAATGAACCTAATAGTTTTATTTTCGATCAGTCGTGGAATAATGTGTTTTTATATGGAAAAGAGGTAGATGATTTTCATATCTTATGTAAAAATAAACTTTTTGCTCTTAATTTCTCTGCTACACAGGAAATAGACCGTATTCAACAAAAAGAACTTCTAGACATTTCTGGAAATAAAATAGAAATAGAATTAGTTAAATTAGAAAATGAAGAACTAAAAACAAAAATCTCAAATTTAGAAAATGAATTAAATAATCTTAAATCAATAGTTCAAGGTTTAGTAGATAATCAATCATCTTAATTGATCTTAATTAATTCTAAAATAAAATAATTAATTAAGATTTTATAGAATATTAATTTATAAAACTTACTAATATATAACGTTCACCATCTGTTATAGGTATTCCTTCATGATAATGTGTTAATTTACCAGGATGTATTATCATAGAACCAATATCTTTATTTACTACCTCTTTATTTTGTTTTATAAATCTACACCCACCACCTTCAAATTCGTTATTTAAACATACATTTACTGTATAAGTAGATGAATCATGATGCGGTTTTAAATCTCGCTGTACTTCCATATCATATTTAACAACAAAAGCTAGATTAATATTTTTAGTTGAATATTTATAATAATTCCATATTAAGGGTGATATATATTTATAAACAATATGAGTCCATATATCATTTAAACCTATTTCATGCAATTGTATATCTTGTGTTGGATAATTTTCTATATTTCCAATTCTTTTATCAAAATATTGTTCCCCACCTTTAGACCATTCTCCGTAATTATTACATTCTTTAATTATATAATTACAAAATTCTTTATTAAAAATAGATATTTTTAATATATTCTCTCCAATCTCTTCTATTTTTGGATTTTCTTGAAAGTTTTTATCTAATATTGTTTTTACATATTTGTCTATATATGCAATCTTTTGATCTTTAAAATCAATATATTTTCCATAAGATTTTTTATTCAAAAGCCACATAAATATATTCATAATTCTTAAATTATAACACATAGTCATATCCCATCCATCTCCTTTATCATTATTTATAGTAAATAAATCTTTTTTAAAGAATTCTTTTTTAATAAGAAAACAAGCAGATATATAAGCAACATTCCATAATCCTTTTTTATTATAATTAACAATATCTACATAATCTTCTGATCTTTTATAATAATTATTATTATCTATATCTCCCCAAAAATTAGAAAATATAGAATTATTTTTTACAAACATTGGAGAGATTATATTTTTATTTTCATAAATTAAATCCAATAATATATCTTTATTTGTTGGAATTATATTTGAATTTATGTAAAATATAAATTCATTCTTTATATTTTCTTGAATATTATTAAAATGTGGTATCTGTTCTTTAAAATTAATTTCTAATACTTGTATTTTTTCTTTTGGATAATTAAAATTTTTAATACATTCTAATGTTTCATTGTTTATTCCATATTCTATATCATATAAAATAGTTATAGAAGGTAATTCTTTATTCCAAAAATCTATTGATTTATATTGATATATATCATTCCATCCCATAACACAATAATTAGATAATCGATTTAATCGCCTTTTAACAGATAATGGTCCATTCCCATGAATAAAAGTTGGTCGTATGTTATCTGTAGTATATATACAACTCTTGCTAGTATTAACTATATAATCAAAATTTGAATTTAGACACAAGAATAAATTATTACTATAATCAAGACATATTTTTTTATCTGTTTTAATAGAATATAAATATTTAATTGTGTAATATAACTGATCGTCTCCATCATCATCAATATCTAAATCCATAATATTTATTAAATCATCTCTCCAACCCATAAAATTACCTGAATTTAAAAATTTATTTTTACAAGTTACATCTGGATATAATTTTTCAAGAGTTTCATCAGGCCAACAAGAACATTCTGTTCCAAACACTATTTTATCTTTATAATATTTTTTATATTTAGAAATAATAATATTTATATTATCATTCACGATAACATCATAACTATCTGTGAATATAACCATAACATTTTTTGTTAATTTTTTTTTTAAATATTCATTAAGCATATTTATTTTCTGTCCTCCACCAATACCTTCAATCATATTACCACCATTCCATTCAGTATTTAATCCTAATACAATTGGATTGAATCCATACTTATTTGCAGTTTGAATATATCTTTTAACAGCATCGTTATATTCTGTAGCTACAGTAATTAAAACTATATCATTTCTGAAATTAGGGACGGCATAACTAAAATATGTTTGACTATGTTGAAAAGCTGTATTATTTGGTGTTATTATAGGGGGGTCTAATGCTAAAAATTTATTATTACTAATATTTTGGTCTTTAAGACCATATATTGAATTCCGTCCAAATAACCATGGTATATATTCATCAACAGGGAATAAATTATCTCTAAAAAAATAGTTATTTGTTTCATATAATTTTTTTGCTCCATTATAACTAATAATATATGCAATCGCCCAGTAACTAAATACACTTTCAACAACATTATGTTTCGTGTAATTGGAAAGTAGTAAACTTTTTTTTTCTTTTGTATCAACCATTTTCTTTCTTCCAAGATATAAAAAATCAAAGTTTCCTTTATTTATTTGAAGTATTTCTTTAAAAACTTCTTTATTTTTAATTATAAAATCATCTTCTAAAATCATTGCAAATTGATTTTCTTTATTTTTACTTGAATTTTCTTCACAAATTTCTATAAATTGTTTCCATAATATTATATGCGATAAGGCACACCCTACTTCTCCTTTTGTTAGATATAAATGCGTATGAGGGTCATACCAAAAATTATTAATTTTCAAATTTTTATAATTAATATTTTTTCCATCTACAGCTTCAAAAAAACTATAATCTAACTTTATACCACTCCATTTTTCAAAGTCTTTCATAATCTTATCTACCTTTTCCTTTTTTTTAGTGCTTTTTTTTAAGTTAATAATTATAATTTTCATTTTAAAAAATATAATTAATCATTATTTAATATGTTTGTTTTCATATAGTTCTATATGAAATTTATGCACTTATAGGATACGAAGGCTGAGTAGCTATCCCACAATTATTATTTTTATCACGAGACATCATAATATAACCATTAATACCCCAATTTTCACCCCAACTGTTTTTTACTAACCAAAAATCTGAACCATTTTGGGTTGTTCCATAACCAACGACAAGTACACCATGGTCTAACATTGTTGTAGAACATTCTGGTTCATAATATACTCCTGATTTGTAAAACTGAAAACTAGGATTAGATGCATCAATACCCACAGAGATAGGTCCTATTTTAGCAACAGCCTCCTTCAACCCAGCTTCCCCACCTTTTACATCTTTATAACCTTTAAACTTTGCAACAACTTTATTTTTATTATACAAACATTTATTATCGAATGGTTGGTATGGATAATCTAATTCACTTTCAATGCCTCCATTGGTAATAACATATTTAAATGCGCCATCCATAAAACCACCATTACAACCTTGATCGCTACCATTTACATCACAATCAACAATTTGCGATTCACTCAAACTAATTAGTTTTCCAGTTTTTTTGGCGTGTTGTCCTTCCATAGAACCTGTTGCAGAAAAGGTCCAACAAGAACCACATTGTTGTTGATTTTTAACTGGTGTTACTAAATTTTCTTTTCTCCAGTCAACATGAGAAGGTAAATTATCATTTTTTATTTTCTCAATAGGGTCTGTATATTCTTTGGTAAACATACGTTCATTAAAATGTTTTTGATACAACCATTCATCATAATGAATATCAGCAAAATGATTTAATTCTAACTTATAATTATTATTCCAACTATTATGATTATCAATAAAATTTTTATTATCAATAAATGCATTTATCTCTTGTGTTAGATTTTTTCCATTTACCCAATAACTACTTTTATTATATTTAACAGTCCAATCATGAAATTCTTTAATTATACCAAAATTTTCATTATGATTTGTATTATAACATTGATTAAAACCTAAACTAGCAATAAAAAAACAGAATGTAAATAAATTCATTATATTTGTTTAATAAATTTATTATTTAAGATGTTTATACTAAATATTTAACGTCTGCGTTTTCGATAATGTTTTTTATTTGTTTTCTTTTTTTTTGATTTTTTTGATTTTTTTGATTTTTTTGATTTTTTTCTTCTACGACGTCGTTTACCACCCATCATATCTTCCTCAATATCACTTAATGTTGGGCTTTGTTGCTGAGCCATAAAATCAACATAATCTTGTGCGGCTTCATCCGCTTCTATCATTCTTTCTAATTCTTCTAATTCTTCATCATCTGTCTTGACTCGTTGCTGAACACGTTGTTGGGCTTCTTCTATTTGTTGAAGCATGTCAGGTGTAACATCCATACCCTGACCAACTGTTAATTCTAAAGCTCGTTGTCTAGCTGATGGTGTTGGGCGTTTGAAATATGGGCTTTGTCTTACATAATCTTCTAATGTTTTACCTGGAGATACATCAATAGTAATTTTAGCAGCCTTCTTTCCTCTAGCCATTTTTCTTGTTTTTCTTGCTGCTTCTCTCTGGGTTTTTCTTGTTTTTCTTGCTGCTTCTCTCTGGGTTTTTTTTGCTTTTCTTGTTTTTTCACGCTCTAACGCACGAGCTGTTTTTTTTGCTGCTTTTACCTTCTTTTTAAGTGTAATAGCCGCTTTTCTGAAATTTTTTCTTTTTTCTTGTTCTCTTTTTTTCATTAACTTTAATAATTCTCTCTCACTTTTAACAGTTTTTTCAAAATCACTTAATGATGACATTATTATATAATAATTTAATATTATTTTATTTTTTATTAGAAATATCGTCTGTCTTAATATCCATCATTTCTAAACTTGGAATATTATCATGACTATCTATTTGTTTTAAAGATACAATACTTTTAATTCTTTCTCTTTGCTCTTTTCTAAATTTTTTATTTTCACGTTTAATACAACTTTTTAACATTTTAATCATTGACCTCCCAATACTATTATTAACTACTTGAAATATTTTAATAATTCCACCTGTTACACCAATAATTTCTAAATAATTATTTTCATTTTTTGTTTTATAAAGCCAATAATCAGATAAAACTCCTACAAGTATTGAATTAGTAATTATTAAAATCCATACCAATATACTCTGAAATTTATTTTTTATTGTTTCATCAACATCATAATTTGGTAATTTTTTTTCATCAATAAATAAATCTTCATAATATAATGGTTTTGATGCTGTAACATATACTAAAATTGGAAAATTCCAAAATATAATAAAAAATACAAAACTAATAATAATAGGAAAATAAATAAAATCTCTGAATTCTTCGAACCCAGCCAATGAAATAATACCAATTAAAGGTAATAAATATCTTTTTAATGGAATACTTTTACAACATTTTCTAGAACATTCACAATTAAAACAACATTTTACACAATTATTTGTTAAAACACAAAACCAAGAAATACACATATACTACATAAATTCAAAATGTATGTTTTAAATAATTGTTCTTATATATATGAGCTCATCTGATTATGAAGTATTAGGATTAAATATAAATGCTACAAAAGAAGAAGTAAAAAAAAAATATTTAAAATTAATGTTAAAATATCATCCTGATAAAGCTGGAAATGCATTTATTGAAAAATGTAAAAAAATAACAGTTTCTTATTCAAATATAATGAAAAATACATATAATGAAGATGCATTAATTCCTAGTGGATTTAGAGAAATGGGATTTGATAAAATACCGACCGCTCATGAATATGTTATGGTAAAAATGCGATCAATAAATAATTTTTCATTAATAGAGCTATTTAAAACTATAATATTTGGAAATACTGATTTAATCACTTTAAAATAAATTTAATATTATTATTTTTATATATATGGACGACGTAATTACAAATTTACCTAATTCATTAAGTACTCAACCGGGTAGCAGTATATCTATGCCTCGTGGAATTCAAGAAACATTAAATTCATTATCAAGTCGCAGTCCTCAACCAAATAGTTTATCAATACAATCATCTTCCGAATGGTCTACAGGTTCAATTATATCTATTATTTTAATTATTGTAATATTAGCTTTATTGGGAGTTAATATTTTTAACTATTTAGCAAAAGGAACTGATTTGTTAGGAGATCTTATTTCTAGATTTACAGAAAAAGCACCTGAAACAGCAAAACAAGTTATTAAAACATCGATAGTTGGTACAGAATTAGGTGCTGATATAGCTGCAGGTGTTGTTAAAGATGCAGGTGATGTTCTCTCTAGAGAACTAGATTTAAAGAGAACAAATCTTTGGGAATCTAGAGATAAAGGTCTACAAGATGCTATTCATAAGAGACATATTAAGGGAATAAATCGTTTTCCAGAACATGAACCAAAAAAACACCATTATAAAGAAAGTAAAGTTTCTAGCAAAATACAAGACGGACATAAAAAGGGATTTTGTTATGTAGGTACCGATAGAGGTTATCGTAGTTGTATTAAGATAGGCAGAGATGATGAGTGTGAATCAGGAAAGATATTTCCAACAATGGATATTTGTATCAACCCTTCATTAAGAAAATAAATATTAAACAAATTTTTTATTTTTTAACAAATAATTTGTTTTTAAGCATCCGTAGGCCATATGTTACTTGTTGGTGTATCGCCTTGTTCGAAAAACCATTGTAAAGATAAATAAGGAGGTATTGCAACTTCTTTTTTAGTTGTTTTAAGATTTGGACCTCTTCTAACAATATCCATAATTCCTGTACCACTTAAAGCATAATTATGATATTGTAAATCAGATAATTTTCCTGAAAATCCACCATTTAAATTTACGTAAACATCTCCATAATTTTGCTTAGGAACACCGTCAAAAGTATGTCTTAATGCAACATCACCGTTAATAAAAACATCCATTATCTTCCCTTCTACACGTATAGCTACATTAATCCATTTATGCATAGGTAAATCAGTAATCTCAACTTCTTCCATAATATTTTTAAATGAATTCATAACAACAATTAATGAATTTCTTGTTGGATGTATATATAATCCAGGTCCATTATTAGGGAATGCAGTTTGTTCTTTAAAGTTTCCAGAACCCTTATGAAAAATATGTTTCTTCTGACCGTTTTTGTATACAAGATCATCAACATATAACCATACAGTCCATGTAAACTCAATACCATGATCCTGATTTGTAGATCTCATTACAGGAACTGCATTTGGATTTTTAGGATCTTGAGGTATTATCAATACTTTTTTAGCATCTTTTAATCCACTTACAAGATAAGGACTAGGAGAAGGTTCAAATATATAACCTAAAAGAGTTGTTCCAAATTGAAGTGCAATCACAAAACCTATAACAATTAAAATTATAAAAACAACTTTAGATACAAGAGTATTTGAATTTAAAAAATTTTTAATACCGGACATTGCTCTATTACCTTGATTAGCAACTGATGCTTCTGCTGATTGGATTGGGCTATTCATTTAACTATATATATATTAGCAAATAAATTTATATATAGTGTTTTGTAATTTTAGATATCAAATTCATTAACAACTTTTCCATTTTTTAAAAATTCAAATCTAAGTCGGTATTTATTAAATACATTAGATAACCAATTGCTTCCACCAGGACCCTCTCTGTATATTGCATATGCCTCGCGAGGATTTACTGCTCTTGAGAAATAAGATACATTAGATACATATCCTTCAAAACCACCGTTTGGTGAAACAACTAAAGGACTTCCAGATGTCATCTTGGGTACTCCTGGTAATACACATGTTCTTACAAGTTTACCATCTAAATAAATGTCTAAAGAACGGTTATTAAGTGTAACAATAACATTCGCCCATGCTTGTAAAGGTACATTTTCTAAGGTACATGTATGATTAACAGCATCTCCGCTGTGTCCCTGAGCGTATGTTCCTAAAGTAACTTCAATATTATTAAGCATCGCTCCTAAACTAATTTCAGGTGAGGGTACATTTCCTTCTTTTCCTCTACCTAATATTAATTTCTTTTCACCTACACGATAATTCCAATTTGATATGTAAATCCAAAATGAATAAGTATAATCTGCAGATGAACCGTGTGGAACATTATCTCCAGTAATTACCAAAGGTTTTCTAGCATCATGCATGCTTACAAGATGTGAACGTGTTGAATCACCAAAAATCCAAACATATAAAAGATATACAACAATAACAATAACTACACCAACTATTATATTTTGAAAACTCATAATATAATATAAACAAAGAAATTATCTAAAGCACAGGTGGATTTTTATATTTTAAACTTTTATATAGTGTATTGATTTCTGTTATTGTTAATGGTTCTGGAAAATAAACTACATTGCAAATACCACCACTTAATCCATTGTCTTCTCCTACTGTTATGCCATCATAACTCATTAATGGAGTTATATTGTTAGTTGTTGATCTTAATTTTCCATTTATAAAAATATCTAAAGTTCCTCCTTGATAATTTACTAAAATATTATTCCATCTTTGTAATTTAAAATTATCGCTTTCATAAACAATATTATCTTTATCAATACTATTACTCATAATTATTCTTAACATGTTGTCTGATGGCTTAAATTGTATTTTGGGTTTTGACGCATAGTCTAATATCGTAGTAAATTTATTACTAGATGATCTCAAACTTGGAGGTTGTTCGTGCATAAAAACCCACGCAGATACTGCATAATTATAATTAAATGAACCTATTTTTGTACCTATACTTTCATAACTTCCTAAAAGTTTTTTTTTATTTAAATATATTGGTTTGTCTAATAAAGTATTCGTTTTAAACATATTGTTTTCTTTTTTATTTGTATTAGATATATCTTTTGAATTCTCTAACTGCATTGCTATTTTTCTTTTTAAATCTATAATAACAATCGTATTTGTTTGAACGTAAGTTATCGCAGCTTCAAGTGAAAGTTCTGGCTTAAATATATTTTCTAAAAAAGTACGTTTTTTATTATTATCAACACTAACATATCCTCTAGACATTAAATATAACTTCAATTCTTTCTTATTTTTAATATCATATAAGTTTTCAGAAATAATTTTATCCCAATCTACTGATAATTTATCCATCATTAAAGATAAACGATTTTCATTCATAATAATTGATCTATCATTTGCTAAATTTTCTTGTTCGTAAAATAATCTATTTTTCTTAGTAATAAAATTTTTAAATAACCATTTTTTTAGGATAGGTAAAATAAAATAACTTCCTATTAGCAATACTTGTATCATTAATAATATCCATGTAATATTAGGCGTATCTTCTATTTCTTCCCAAATAAAGTTACTCAAATATAAAACTAGACATGGAATAATAAAAATAGTATGGTATAATAATTGTAATATTTTACTACCCATTATATTTTCCATAATTGTACTATTTTTAGTTATAATATCAAATATACTAAATATCAATCCTATTGTAACTAATACAATTAAAAATGAATTTATTGTGGATGATAAAAATTTAAACATTTTCAATAAATAAAAAGTTAGAAATACAAATCCTAATGCTATTATTATTGTAAGCAATGATTTATAAATTGGTATACTTTCTTTAATAGTCCAACTCATTTTCGATAAAACATCTTTGCCTATTGGGAATGCAGATTCTTCATTATTCTCTTTAGTGAATAAAGTTAAAATATTAATAGCAAATGATACACCAATTAATATTAATACGGTATTAATATAATTAGACCAATCATTTAAAAATGGTATATTTTGATAACTTTTTGATAAAAAATAACATAAAACAAGATATAAAATAAAAGCTACACTTGCGGATAGTCTAAAACTTTTTAATATAGAAAAAATAACTCCACCTATCTTTCCAATGAAACTAAATACTATTCCTAATATTGAAATTATATTTAAAAGAAATTTTAATCCAATAAATTTTGTTGAATCTTTTAAATTACCACTATTTTCTTTATTTTCTGAAGGAAAAATGAAATTATATACTAGAACACTTGTGTAAAGACCTGCTATTACTAAAGGTGTTATAGTTACAATATTAATTAATTTTTTTACTGTATCATTTTCAAACCCACTTTTAGTCATACTATATTATTATCTTATTAAAAAAATGTAAAATACCATATAATTAAAAAATTAATCAACCAATGCATATCTATTATTATATCTAAATTTTGATTAGACCATTTCATTCTAAAAATATCTAATATTGGTTCATATAACCACCTCAAGTATGTATTTGAGAAGTTTGAACCTTCTTCAATAAATCCAAGATCTTTCTGAAATATTGTTAAAATACATTGATTTTCTAATAATCTCCAATGTGTGACAACTAAAATTGGAATTAATAAAAAATACTTGTATATCCATGATGGATAATTTATAAAAAATAAAGAAATTGGAGAGAAAATTAAAATTAAATGCAATATAATAAGAGTAGTATTAAGAATTCTTGATAGCATATATATTTTAGTGGTATTTTATAAATTACTTTTCATAGTTTTTTGAGCGTGACATTCAGTACATAAAGCAACTAAGTTATTTACATGATTTGATCCGCCATATCTTAAATCTATTTTATGATCTACTTGAAATGTAGCTTTTAATTGTTCGTTACAATGACCGCATTTCCAGTTTTGTTGCGAAGCTACATATTTTTTTTTAGTTTCACTTACCGACCTTTTTGATGATTTTCCACCACTATTCATCATTCTTTTCATTTGAGGAGTTATGGTACTATTTTGAATGTATTCTTCACTCATTTTATCAAAACTTCCCTTATTGCTTGCAAAATTAAATATTGGTGTTAACATATCTGTTGTATCACGATCAATAGGCATATATCTTACTATATCGTTTGCATGTTTAAATATACTTTTAGAACCTTCTGGATTTTTTTTAACAAAAAGATATAAAGATAATCCTATGAATCCGTAGGTCGCCATTTGTATATATTTTTTATTAATATGAAACATTTTTGTATATTTTCCATCGTAGTATGTATTTACAACTAAAAATACAGTTATTAATATTATAATTAATCCTACTCGCATTTTGTAATATAAAATATAGATATTTTATTTAGTTATGTTTTTTTTAACAAATATAATATAGTTAAAATCATAAAAAGTATTGTACCTATCATAATATATTGTTTTCTTTTCTTAAATTTTTCTTTATTAATCAATTCTTTTGGTTTATATTCGTCATAGTATTTTTCTAAACTATCAAAAAAATCATCTTCCTCCCATTCCATTTTATTTTTAATTTTATTCATAATAAAATGAACCCATTTCATAAAGGATTCTCTAGAACTTAGATAAGGTGATACTGGAAATGCATCGAGCATTTTTGCAAAATCTTTACCTATAGGATATTGTGGAAAAAATACAGGTAAGTTTTGAATAGTGTCATAATATTTTTTTTTGGTGACATCATTTGGATATTGTGGATATAAAACAGATATTGTCTTAAGCATAAATTCTAAATGAGGAATCCAAACTTCTGGATTTAATGGCATATATATAAGAAATAAACATAAAAACTACGATGTATAAACATATAAGAAATGATGTTAAAATCTAAAACAAATCAATTTTGTAATAATTGTGGTAAACAAGGACATTTATTTAATAATTGCAAAATACCAATTACAAGTATTGGTATTATATGCTTTAAAAAAAATGAAAATGAAAATAAATATTTAATGATTTGCAGAAGAGATAGTTTAGGATATATTGAATTTTTAAGGGGAAAGTATCCATTATATAATAAAGATTATATTCAATCGCTTGTTGATGAAATGACTGTATATGAAAAAATAAAAATTTTGAATTCTACTTTTGATAATTTATGGAGTGAATTATGGGGTGAATATGTAGGATTACAGTATAGAAATGAAGAAAAGCACGCAAAAGATAAATTTAATCAAATTAAAAGAGGCATCAAAACATATGATGAAGGTACATATGATTTAGAAACTATTGTAAATAATAGTAAAACTTCATGGGAAACTCCTGAATGGGGGTTTCCAAAAGGTAGAAGAAATTATCAAGAATCAGATATTACATGTGCTTATAGAGAATTTATTGAAGAAACTGGATATAATAAATCAGATATTGAAATGATTACAAATATGCAACCTTTTGAAGAAATTTTTGTAGGTTCTAATTTTAAATCATATAAACATAAATATTACCTTGCTGTATTAAAATCAGATAATTTACAAAATAATTGTTATCAAAAAACTGAAGTTAGCGACATGTCTTGGTTTAATTTAGAAGAATGTATTAGAAATATAAGACCGTATAATTTAGAGAAAATAGATATTATTAAGCAAATAGATAAACTTTTAAATGAATATAGATTAATCTCATAATATATTAACTAATGAGTGAAGAAAAACAAAACCCTGTTAAAATTGTTAAAAAAAGAAATATTAAAATCAAACTTAGAACAAAAAAACGTAAAAAGGAAGAACAAGATTGTAATATATTAGAAGAGAAATATAGAAATTTAAAAACAACAGATGTAGATTTAAAAAATCCAGAACACACCAATTTATTAAAATGTATGCATGATAAAAATCGAAATGAACTAGAAAGAAATGATAGTCTAAAATTTCTTTATCCAGTATTAGATGATAAAAATTTTAATATTAGAATTGCTAGTAAAAAAGAATTTTATGATAATAAGTATGAAGAAAAGACTGAATCTCAATTTCAAAATATTAAGGAAATCTCACAAATGATATGTGAAAATACAGAATTCGAACTTGAACCTCACCAAATGTTTGTTAGAAACTTCTTATCTTTTCAAACTCCTTATAATGGCCTTCTTCTTTTTCATGGTTTAGGAACAGGTAAAACATGTTCTTCCATTTCAGTATGTGAAGAAATGCGAACATACTTGCAGCAATTAGGTATTACAAAAAGAATTATTATTGTAGCTTCTCCTGCCGTTCAGAAAAATTTTAAAATGCAATTATTTGATGAAACAAAATTAAGGGAAGTCAATGGATTATGGAATATTAAGGCATGTACAGGTAATAAATTTATCAAAGAAATTAATCCAATGAATATGAAAGGTTTAACATTTGATAAAGTAAAACGTCAAATAAAAAGAATTATTTCACAATCATATCATTTTCAAGGATATGGTGAATTTTCAAATTACATTAGTAGAGTTATGAATCGCACAGTTTTAAAAGATGATACTCCTGAAATTATAAAAAGAAAACAAAATAGAGCCTTACAAAAAGAATTTTCAAATAGAATGTTAGTTATAGATGAGGTTCATAATTTACGTGTTACCGATGATGGTCGTGTTAAACCCAGTAGTGAAAATTTATTAAGACTCGTAACATCTAGCAAAAATTTAAAATTACTTTTACTTTCTGCAACGCCAATGTTTAATGATTATCAAGAAATTATATGGTTACTTAATGTTTTGAATTTAAATGATAAGAGATTTCCTATAACGATAAAAGAAATATTTGATTCAAAAGGTAATTTTATTGAAAATAAAGATGGAGTAGAAATTGGAAAAGATTTACTAATACAAAAAATGACCGGATATATTTCATATGTTCGTGGTGAAAATCCATTTACATTCCCTTTTGGAATATACCCAAAAGATGCAAATAATCCAATATCAATCCATAAAATGATTTCTGAGAATATTTGGAATTATCCAACAAAACAATTAAATAATGCTAATATAATAAATCCTATTGAGTTACTAGATCTTTCCATAGTAGGTGTTGGGGATTATCAAGAGAAAGCATATAATTTTATATTAGAGTCACTATCAAAAAAATACACAACATTAAAAGATCCTACAAAAGGATTATCATATACAGTTTTAGAATCACCTCTACAAGCATTGAATATGATATATCCTCATGATGAAATGGAATTAGAAGATAGAGATGATGATATACATTTGTATATGTATGGTAAAAAGGGACTAAATCGTACAATGCTTTATAACGAACAGACTAAAAGTGAGTTTAGGTATAAAGATTTAACATTACAAAAATTTGGACGTATATTCTCTCCAAATGAAATTGGTAAGTATAGTGGTAAAATAGCACATATTTGTGATTCAATTAGAAATTCTAAAGGGATTATTTTCATATATTCACAATATATTGATGGTGGAGGTGTTCCAGTTGCTCTTGCCTTAGAAGAAATGGGGTTTACAAAATATGGTGGTCGATCACTATTTAAAGACCCTCCAACTAGACAAATAGACGCTATTACTATGAGTACTGAAAATGTTACTAATCCTGCAAAATATATTATGATTACTGGAGATATTAATCTTACTACAAAAGAAAGATTAGAACTTGAAATGAAAGCAATAACATCCCCTAATAACTTAAACGGTGAAAAGATTAAAGTTGTAATTGTATCGCGTGCTGGTTCGGAAGGTTTAGATTTTAAAAATATTAGACAAACACATATTTTAGATCCATGGTATAATTTAAATAGACAACAACAAATTATAGGAAGATCAATAAGAAATTTAAGTCATTGTTTATTACCTTTTGATGAGAGAAATGTAGAAGTATTTTTGTACGGTTCAAAATTAAATAATGATGTTGAAGCTGTTGACTTATATATTTATAGATTAGCTGAGAAAAAAGCTAAAAAAATATCAACAATTGTAAGATTATTAAAAGAAAACGCAGTAGATTGTTTATTAAATAGAAAAGGTCAAGATTTCTCGGAAAACATTGTTAATAAAACAGTTAATATGAAATTATCAAGCGGACCTACTATTGAATATAGAATTGGGGATAGAGATAATAGTTTAATGTGTGATTTTACATCTTGTACCTATACATGCAATACTGATTCACAAGACATTACAGATATAGATACAACAACTTATAATGAAACATTTATTTTAATGAACATTGATAAAATTTTACAGCGAATAAGATTATTATTTAAAGAATATTATATTTTTAATAGACAATCCTTAATAAGTATGATAACACAAATAAAAAGTTTCCCCTTAGAACAAATATATACTGCTCTTAACTATTTAATTACAGAAAAAAATGAGTACATCACTGATATGCTTGGAAGATTAGGGAAATTAGTAAATGTTGGCGATTATTACATGTTTCAGCCAATTGAATTAGGTACAAAACCTATTACAAGATTTGAACGAGTCGTTCCAATAGATTACAAAAGAAAAAAAATTATTTTTAATCTTCCTGATAAAATTAACTCATATGTATCTGAAGATGAATATGATAATATATCAGAACAAAAGACAAATGATAATATAGAACAAAAAACATCGGTAAAAATAAAAGTTAATATGAATAAATTTTCAAATATTATTCAAAAACTTGATAATATATTAAATGTATTGAAAACTCCAAATATAATTTCATCAAAAGAAAAAGAAAATTGGAATAAAGCTGCAGCCTGGGCTATTTATAACTTGAATTTTTATAATAGAATTGATAAAGATTTATTAATAACATTTGCAATGTTTCATAATATTGATAAATTAACTTTTAATGAAAAGAAAGTTCTTCTTAGTAATATATTTTTTAAAGATAACTTAACTAATTTAGAGCAGATTATAAAACAATATTTCGACTCTTTAAAAATAGAAAGTGATGGTGATATTGGAGTTGTTTTAGCAAATTTTACAGGAAATAATAAAAATTTATATTCCTTACTCGTTTATAATAATAATTCATGGGGAACTAAAAAAGAACTAATCCTTAAATTAGCAAGACCTATGTTTGAAAAATTTCAAATCAAAGATATTAATTCTATTGCAGATATTATTGGATTTATGTCTTTATTTAAGGGTACGCAAATTGTTTTTAAAAGTAAAACTATGGAATTAAGCGATAAAGGCAGAACTAATAAAGGTCAGCGTTGTGATAGAGGAGAAGGAAAAGGAATTATAATAAATAGAATTAATCGACTTTTAGCAGATGGAGTTCAACCTGTAAAATATAAAATACAGAAAAGTTCAATATTAAGTATATATGGCAATGATAATTTTAAACAATTACTTAAATTAGAAAATGGAAGAATTAAACATGTTAAAATAGGAACATTGCAATTATGTGCTGAATCAGAATTAATTTTTAGGTATTACGATCATATAAAACATAATAACAAACGCTGGTTCTTTAATACAACTGATGCATTATTAAATAAAATAGTTGAAAAAGGAAAATAAATTGAAATATAGGTTAAAGATATTATATATGTAGTATATAATGTCTGAGTCAAAAGAAATAGTAAAAAGTAAGGTACAAAAAAAACGTGGACTAGGAATTTATATGCAAAATATTTTAAATAGAAAAGTTCAATTGCCTTTTAGTAAAGTTGGGAGTAATTTAACAGAAAACATAATTACTAGTTTATCAAGGAAGTTAGATGGGAAATGCGTTCAAGAAGGATATATTAAACCGAATACAATTCGTTTAATTAATTATTCAGCTGGTGTTATTTATGGTGACGAAGTTACATTTACAGTTTTATTTGAATGTCTTGTCTGTCGTCCTGTTGAAGGTATGAAATTTAAAGCAATTGTTAAAAATATTACCAAAGCCGGTATTAGATGTGAATCAAAAGATAATCCATCCCCGGTGGTTGTATTTATTGCAAGAGATCATCATTTTAAACAAAAAGAATTTTCACAATTAAATATTGATGATGAAATTACAGTACGTGTTATTGGTATAAGATATGAGCTTAATGACGAATATATTTCAGTTATAGCAGAACTTGTTTCATCTAAAAAAACAAAAAAAAAGCCAATTAAAATTATTATTAAAAGTAAAAATAAGGAATAATTACTTAAAACACTATATATAAGTTATAATTAGATGGATAACGCAGAACTTCTTAAAATCAGAGATCAGGTTGAAAAAATGGAAAAAATACATCAAATTAATATTTTAAAAATTTTTAAAAAACATAATATTGATTTTACTGAGAATTCCAATGGTATTTTTATTAATATGACTATATTAAATTCTGATATTTTAGAAGAAATTAATTCATATATAAGTTATGTAAATTTACAGCAAAAACAGCTTAATAAGGTAGAAGAGGATAAGGAAAGATATAAAAAAGAGTTTTATAAAGATAATAAAGCTGTTGCGATATAGTAACTTAATATGGGTAATGATTATAAAATACAAGATTTAGAACATTATATGTTTACAAAAAATCATATAATGAAATTATGTTTTGACTATACTATTAAAGAAAAACCAAAACAAAAAAAAGAATTTAATAAAACTAAAAATACAAAAAATGATGATTTTTTTATTCCTAGTGAAAAAGATACACTTTTTTGGTGTTATTATATTATTATTAATGGAATTCAAAGTTACGAGATGTTGTTTCATAACACCTTTAAAGAAGAAAAACAACAAAAATTAAATTTTATTGAAAAGATAAGAAATTTCAAAGATATTCTTAAAAAATATAAATTTAAAAGAACTGAAATTGAAAATGATATAGGATATTCACAAGAAATTTCAATAAAAACATTTTTAGCTATGTGCGCTATAGAAAATAAAAATATATGCATTCTTAAAAATAGATTTCTTTATACATTAATTGTAAATGACACGTCTGATATAAATATAATAAAAATGGATAATAATAATAGATTTGGTTGTCTTCTTTTAGACAAAAAGGATAAAATCAAAATATTTAATGAATATACAGCAAAATTTTGGTGTATAGATAATATTTCAAAACCTATTGGTGCAAAATCAACTTATAAATTGCAACAACTACAAGATATTGCTAATAAGCTGCGTATACCAGTTGTAAATGAAAATGGTAAAAAATTAAAAAAAATAGATTTGTATAATTTAATTAAGCAAAAAATATAAAATTGAATTAAACATAAAAATCTAGAGTTATATTATATTCAAATAATGTCTGAAGAGTCTAAAACTCCAAATGATATTCTAAAAAAATATATTGAAATTATAGGTTCAAATCCACAGACAATAAATAGCCAAGAATTGGAAGCTGTATTTGGTACTAAACATAGACTTTCACGTATTGATTTTGAGAATGTAATTAGAAAACTTAAGTCGCTCGACTTCAATGACTATTCAAATAGTGGAAAACATCATTTAAATATTCAAAATCAATATATAGATAAAGCTACTGGTAAAACCAGAATAGGCAATATAAGAACAACAATTAATGGTATATATCCAATACAAGATTATTGTAAAACAAATATGATTAATACAGATAATATAGGAATAAATTACCGTGCTTCATCTTCAATTGTAAAATTTTTACAGAAAATTCCAAAAAAATATAATAATGAACGTCTTTCACCAATATTTTATAATGATTTT